GCCGGACCGACGTTTATAGGCGCCTGTGTGACTAACCGTCACAACAGGTACCAAACGGCGTAGGCGACGACCAGACAACTTCGATCTGGTCGCCTTACTTGGCTCCGCTACTCTCCATGAGAGTTGCGGTTCATCTCGTCCTGATCCACATAATCCATCGATTCTTCGTTGGACTGTGGTAGGACTTTCCTGACAACTAGTTTGAGGGCCGTATTGAATAAGGCCTCCAACAGTGTCACGAAGAGCTTCCCAAAGATAAGGTTCATGGCGGTATTCCTCTCGATCATCAGATATAAATCTGAGATATGAGAAGCGATATACGCCATGCCCCACTGCTTTGGGTTTAGCTACTTTCGAATCCAGTAAAAAGGAATACTGGACTGGAAGTGAGGACTTTACGCCACTATCATCCGGATGGTCACCAGGAACAAGTTTAACTGTTCCTGCAACCATCTCGATCTCGGATGTAAGAAAACGTAAGGTCCGGCCAATCTCATACTCAGACCAGCGTGCTAACAGACCGTTAACACACTTGTAGAGTATTGCCTCGTAAGCCTTTGGGCTCACGCTTGCCGGACCATTCCTAGGTTGGAATGGTCGTACATCCACCCCATGGTAGTAATCACCACCACAGGACTCCCTAAAGTTGCCTTCGTGAAAGGTTTTATCAATATTAATCACGAATCCAACACTCTCGAACAGACTGACAACTCTGTCATGCATACGAATGGAATAAACCATATCGTCGCCATAAACAGATATCAGTCTTTTATCGTTGCGATGAAACATTGTCGCTTCGATAGCCTTCAAGAGAGATAGGAAGACCAACGTCTGGAGAGGAAACGTATACCCAACGCCCATAGTACAGAAAGTATTACTCTGGACTACGGCACCGTTCGGCAGACGAACGCCTGCAATTCGAGATTGCTTCAAAATACGAAACCAATCAGGAGGAAACAAACGTTCGACCAGAGCTTCAGTAATAGAATCTGAAGCAGCTGACAGATCAGCGGTAACATACAAACCATGTATGGACCCCTGACAGGCATAATATTTATGAGTCTGTTGAAGACTCTTAATATCATAGCCATTCCTCTTTAAGCGTTTGCGCATCATTTCGCCTAGACCATAACTCATATAAGAGCCAATAGTCGTATTAGGCATGATTACACGCAATGACTTAAACGTTTTCGGGACTAACGTCAGCGTTAGCGAATCAGTCTTTTGGTAGAGGGCGGGCGTGTTACAGCCTGCACGTTCTTGCTGAGCACGCCAATAATCTTGGACACACTCAACTTCGCGCATTTCTGCGTCGAACCAATCGATTTGATTCTGAGAGCCGGTTAAGGGGAGTTCCCACCTAGCAGCCATACAGGCTGCTTTGGCAGGTATCCCGACCGAAGCCCCACTTCCAAATCTGCAAAGATTACGATGTTCTTCATCGTTGTACGATCCCAACACATGGGATACGTAGCGAGCGGCAAGATCGAGAACTAATTTGTCACAAGCTGGCAAATTACTCAAGTCTTGTTTCGCAAGCCGAATTTGAGTTTCGAGGAAGCCACCAATGGCTAAATCCTTTAGCTCAGCATCGCTATAGATATCATCCTGATATCTAAATCTCTTCAAAACCGACTGCAGTTGATACGATGCCTTAAAATTGGCAATCGATCCATTGCAAGTCAGCGCAGTTGACTCTCTGCGTATACCCGCGACATCTCCACAGCGAAGTTCAGCTTGGAGTTTGTCTGCAAAACACGGGTCTCCGAGATTATCTTGGAAGTCCCTAACAAGAGTTAACGACAGATTCGTCATTAACTTGTCCGCCGATAGAATTCTATCGGAGTGAGCGTTTCCGCTTTTCATCACAATAACCTCCTATGATTTTGTGAGAGGTTAAACGTCAGGCACCTAAGAAAGGCTGCCTGTCGCCCAGAAATCTACCGTGTCCAGGTCGGAAAGCAGTTGTGCGCCGAGCTTGTTCAGCTCCAACGCATCTGCTGCCGGTAAGGACGGGTGGACTTCGCGCTCGATACGAATCGTGTTAAAAACAACACGACCATCGGTAAGAACGATCGGCTTTGAAAGGCTTATCGATTTCTTATCTTTCGAGTACGTCGAGGTTTTTACATCCAGAGATGGAGGACGGTATTTCGCCGTAACCTGCCTTCTGGTCTGATAGTCGGCATCAGCCGGAATTATCAGATGTACCCCGTTCTGAATCGTGACGCCATCTTCAGCGAACACGAGGGCTGTACCGCCACTAGGAGTTATAGTGGCAGCGGTGAGTAAGGACATTGTTTTCAGTCCCATGGTATTTCCTCCCTGCACAGAATAGTGCAGAATCAATGTCGTAAACCGTAGAGACCGTTAATAATATTTCCGGTCATCAAGGCCAACGCATCGATGGATTGTTTCCCTGTAAGTGAAGTAAACTTAAGGGATGGGGTGAACGGCAATGACAAGTCCACGCGTCGTACAAGGGAACTTCCAATTGTTTCGGAAGACCCAAGTGACCCGTTAAACGTATGGCTCCCTGCGCCGTCAGAAATCTCACGGCTTACAGTTCCCTGAAGCGTCTTCTTCATGTAATATGTAGAAGATTCCCAGTTTGATAACACTTGGATATCAGACCTAGGGGTAATTGCTTCAAGAAATGGACCAATGTTTATGAACCAGTCAACGACGAACGAGAAAGGGACTATCTCCCACATCGTAGCAGGTATGCTCCTGGCATTCAAGCCAAGCGCCTGACACGTCTGATCCGACAAAGAAGTCGGCATCATTCTGTAGAGAACACCCACGTTGCTAGCAAAGCTAGCTTCGTTATTTCCCGTTCCGACGGCAATAAAAGAGCCGCCGATGATACCACCGGTAAATGAGTATGTGTGGGTTCTTTTCCCACTTTTCTCACTACCGCGTGCAACACGGAACCCTACATTCTGTTTGGCAAGAATTTTCTTGCCTTCCTTGATAGCAGCGATGCTATCCAGAATAATAGGTTTCCAGCCGTAACGATACTCTAGCCAAGATGCTGCATTGGCTTTCGCAGTATTACCGCTGAATCTTTTAAGGAGCCTGTTACGATTGGATACAATTGCACCAATCAGTTCAGTAGCTCGCTTAAAAGGGTGCCGGAGCATAGAGACAGTCTTAGAAAGATCAGACAATATCTCACCGCTCAGTACGGGGCTGGAATTCATATTAGCGTACGCTTTCACAAGCGCCGAGTTCTGAATTCGTTCCTGTTCCAATTCGGAAACAGACACCCCATCTTGCACTCCACCAATGAACTGACAGAAATCACCCGTAACAGTTTCGCTTCCCCAAGTACTTTGGAGATCGATGCTAATGGATCCTTCTGCAGTGCATTTGTACGAGTCCCTCTGGATCGAACATCCGTTCATCAATATTTCACCCGCCGCTTTCCGTTTCCGGTAGTTAGGCGTTAGAGTATCGATAATTTCGGCATGTTCGCCGGCTTGCACAATACCTTTTTCTTGGTATGTGTCTTGACCGATGCGTGTCAGCCAGTAATGCAAAATACAGGATGACAACGCTTCATAACCAGAAGAGCGAACTCTAGGTGGCATGTGGCACCTCCGTGTTGTATCCTCACTTTGGTAAGTGAGGTTAAATGAAGCTCTCCCTCTCTCTTCGGAAGCCCTTTACACAGATAGATCACGAAGATCTGGAGTCTGTGGTTTACAAGGGCCAC